TATGTTGTAATAATAAATTCCTGTTGACGGATTTTGAATCAATGGCGCCTCTGTTGATGCTGCGAGTAAATTTGTAATGCCAACCTGTGTATTATCGTATTCGTTTTCGGTAAGAGCGTATCGCAATGTACTTCCTCCAAAAATAAAATTGTCAAAGTCACGCTTGGTTGATTGAATCCTAATCGTTACCTGACTTCCTGATGTTGGTGGAATTACACCAAAACCTGCCCTGCCTAAAACTGTTTGGTACTGCGAAATATTCAATGTTTCAGGTGTATTGATAAGCGTAACCAATTCGCTTTGAGTTGGACTTACATAATCATCTTGCATCCAAAAGAAATCGTTATGGATATATGATGGAGAAACACTGTCACCTGCCAAGCCGACTTGCGTAATTATCGGTGCTAATTCTTCGGCACATCCAACTTTTACTGAGAATGATGTTTGAAAAGAACTAGACAAAATAACTTCGACAAAAGCTGTATCTACTCCCAACACTTTTGATATTGGAAATGCACCCGAAACCGTAACTGCTCCTGATGTATATAGTACTCCATTGTGAGTTACATTGACTGTTACTGTTTCTCCTACTGGTAAAATTCCAATTGTGTAATTCACCAGAATCATACCTGTACCAGGCAACAATAAAATATCCCATTCAGTTACCGTGTCATTCGTTCTCTGCGTTACTGTCACTCCACACGGAGATACAAATGGTTCGGTTGGGATTGAGTTTAGGTTGCAAGACAAAACATACTCATTCATGTACGGGTCGTAACCGCCTATTTTTTGAGTAGTTTGAGTTAGTTTAAAATAGTCTCTAAACCATGATCTCATGCCAAGTTCGGAAATTACTGATAATTGCTCTGCTTGTCCTGCTCCTGATAACTTCAGTACTGCGCCACGTTTAATATCGGTGAAATATTTATCAAAGCCCCATACCGCATAGCTTTCGGGATTGTTGCTTATTCCAAAATTTTCAATTCGCGTGATTTGACTTCCTAGTACTTCTGGAATAACAAATAGTCCGCTCGATCCAAGCGGTGTGCTCAATAAGTCTTTTCCTGCTAATACGTAAGAGATTTTATCTTCTTGCAAAACCAATACGTCATTTGCTCTGGCATCAATTACGCGAATAGGTCCAAAACTTTTTTCAAGCGACTTGAAATTAGCTAGAGCAAGATTGAACTCGTTTAATTTATTTATGTTTGTTTCAGCGTTGTAAATTCCACTGTAAGTAATGTCTGCGTATCTATTGGCTTCTTTGTATTCTTCTTGCGAAACAGCATAAAAACGCTCTCCAAGTCTAAATGAAGGAGTGGCTAAATTGTCTCCAATTTTATAACTTTCAGCTCCGTTTCCAAATGAGAAGCAATCGAAAAATGATAAGTCGATAATTGCAGGAAGTGATGCAGTTTGATTTTGTAGATTTCCTTGATGAAATCCTTCAAAAATTGTAAAGTTCTCACTATCTTCATAGTAAACATTTGAGTCAGCTTCGGTTGGAACTGTTTCGAAAATAAATGTGTTTTCGGCTGAGATTATTACTATTTCACAAGAGCCAGTAGAGTGTGGTTGTTTAGATCCGCTCAACATGTAGAATAGCATTCCTGTCGCCGAACCCGGCTCAGTGTCATCAAACCAATACTGATTAACTTTGTCAACAGGTAATGGTGCGAATGGATTTAATCCAAGGTAGGTATTTTCGTTTGGCTCTTCATCATCACTTGTGGTAGATTCTCCTGTGTCAAATCGAATATCTTCACCTTCAACGAACTCATATAAATTATCGTAATTCTGACTAGCTACATAGGTTTTATTGTAGTAGTAGTCTTGTTGCGGATCGCCAAGGCTTTTTCTCCTAGTGAATTGCAATTTTATAGTGACAATACTTCCTATCGGTATAAACCAATCGACTGAAATAGGATTGGTTGGAGAAATAGGTATCTCAGCATTATAGAACGGGTTTGGCTCATAAACGAAACTCGTAATAAGTGGATAAAGAGCATATTCTGGTGGTGGTATTCTTACCCCATCAGTCAAATACAATCCATCAATAGGGTCAGCATTAAAATTACTTGTATTGATTTGCATGTAAAATCCAGCAGGCTCAATAACTTCAATAGCGTCTGATGAGGATAATATAACTGATCCATCTACAAAATTGTCAGGTAAAAAGTTTCTACCTTTTGCTGCCATGTCTAAAATTGGAGTTTCAATACGTCTTGTTATGGCGCCGTTTAGATCGCGCTTAACTCTTAGAATTTGACCTTTAACTGCTTTTGTTTGGTTTGTGCCATTGAGTTTAAACCAAGTTGTATTGGTTAGAGCGTCATAAAAAAACATATTCGAGTAAATGACCTCGTAATTTAACTCTGATGGTTTTAGAACAAATTTATATCGAGTGGCCCAATATGGCGGTTTTTGTGTTGTAGGTATTGTAACCCTAATATTGTTCTTAGCGATTGACTTATCAGGGTCTATAAATACTGTATTTTCCTGACTCACCAATGCTGTTGTGGAACGATTGTATTCGTCCATGTAAACAATACCAACTTCAAAATCACGATCGCTGTGTAATGATCGTCCAATATCTTCTTTGTAAAATATTGCTGTTACACTGGATATGGAGAAATATTCATACAAGTAAACTCCTGGAGAATTTACCGATTCGTATTTCATTGCGATCATTTGCAATGTAAATCCTTCTGTGTCGAAAGTCAAAGCAATACCTTCGTCGTCAGCAGTAATACCACTACTTACTTTTTGCCATCTCGAAAAGTTGATAAATGGCGGTGTGCTTCCACATCTAATTTGATCGGTTAACGATCCGCCTGCATCTACTGTTCCACAATCTGTGAATGGTGTAAACGTCAGTTCTCCAATAGCATTTTCAAATTCAGCACTACCAAAAAATGCAGCTAATGTGGCGTATGTATTGTCTAGTGTTATCGAGACGTTTATTAAGATTGATGGCGAAGTTGTTAGTGGTAATGTACCTAGTGTTTCGTATTTGTTATGGGATATATTTAATGTCAGTGACAACCTTGATCCTTCAATTAAATCATCCTCAATCCCGGCCATAAAAATTGTTACTTCCGAGTTTGGAATCGTTTCAGCTGTGTCGATTGTGTAATTGCTTTCTGCCTTTTCTGAATTTAATGGTTGCGTTTCGATTGGAAGTGAAATCACCTCGGTCGTATATCCTAGTCTGCAACTATTACCATTTGCATCCACTATGTCATATCCGTCAACGTAATTGGCATACATCAGTCTGTTACCCATTATTGTTTGTGCTTGTGCCGTGTGTGGCACATTGTCGAATGTTCTAAGTAATTCTGTTGAAGATAAGGTTGTGTAAACTTTCTTGTTTGTAAAACTTACAGATACGCTTGAGTTGTTTGCCCAACCTAAGTTTGCTTTATTGTATTTGTCAACAATTAGAAGTTCGTCTGAATTTGAAAATTTAAAAATCAAATCTACCTCAATTACATTCTCGCTGCTCGTGTTTAGGAATATTATTGCTGAATTGTATAGGTTTGTCATTCCTAAATTTTCAGAAGACGTAACGTCTAAACTAAAATCATTTGGAGCAAATGCAATTTTTGAGAATTGAGACAATGCTGAATACTCTCCGTTTTTGTATTTGTATCTATAAGCAAATGCTAAAAACCGAGTGTCCAAATACGTTTCTTGTCCATTTTGCTTAATCGGAATAACTCTCGGACATTCCAATGGCGGTTGGACAATTACGTTTATGTCCAAGTGTGTTGGCTCTGAATAATATTCTCGAATATTAAATCTTCTTGGTGGGTTATAATTATCCGAGATAAAAAGCAAGTCGCCAATTTTGTTCATGGCGTTTACCCTATATGTAGGATTGAAGTTCAGAGTTGTGGATGTTCCTGATCCGTCATCAGTACTAATCGCAATGTAAATCAATAATGAATTTATTGTATCATAGGCCACAACCATATCAACTATTCCTGTTGCGGATTCAGGATTATTTGGATCATGTACGCACCAATAAATAGTATTGCTTTCGGAATCAGATAAAACACCAAGTTGAATAGCATCATTAGATAGGTTTACGCCATTGTATTGGAGTGTGGTTATCTTCTCGTTCCCCTTGGCGTTTTCAATGGCGCCCATCTCACTTTGCTCGGTTGAACCAAGTCGAATATTCATAGCATCAATGTACTCTCCGTCAGGAATTAGTCGTTCATCAACGACTTTATTCATTCTCCCTTTTGTAAAATTTCTTGATACTTTCATTACTTAATCTGTTTATCAATACCTCTCATAGGCATAAGTAATCGACTAGGATGAATGTCGCTAATTCTGATTCGAGCATTTCGAAGTAGTGCAGTTCTGTTTTTGCGCTTTCTAGCCACAATATACTCTTGAACACCTAATTTTGATTCAGTCATTTGATATTCAATTTCTGCGTAGATGTATTTCTCGAATAGCTTGTTTACACTAATCAAACTGTTGTCACCATTCTCCATTCCGTCACTAACATATTCCAATACACATAATTCACCGCCCATGTCTGAACTGAAATTAATTACACCGCCTTTTTTGTCAATGTTGAATGTGGGATTTCTGTTTGCTGTACTTGTATTTAAACCAAATCTAGCTCCAACTTGGTAATCGAAATACCATTGTCCTTCATAATTCCATCCCTCGTAATTATTGTAAATCGAGTTTTCATTCAAATACACACTTTTGGCTCTACCCATTATCCGATCCAAATCAACTGATGAATGTTCCGGTTTTAGAATATTTCCATCCTCGTCAAATAAAATCCTGCAATTATTGTCCTGAAGATAAGCGTCGCTGTAATTGGTTTTTACATTTTCATTTAATGGTCGCAATATGCCATCTTTGTATAGTGATATTCTGACCCAATTCACGTAGTCAGGAGGTAAGACAAAACGAAGTTGTTCACACACGTTTAATTCAAGAATCTTAATTTCTCTGAATGCGTCATAATTCAACTCCTGAATTGCTCGTTTAGCATGGAATAAAACTTTGTATCGCTCTTCATTGTTCACGATAGAATGATTCCCTGTGTACATCAATAGAAAATTATTTATGATGTCATCTAGTGTTACATATTGATACGATCCCCAATTGGCTGATTCGGGTGCTGCTCCACCATTCTCGTAGTATTGATATGCGCTTATGTATGCCATTTGATTATTGTCTTTCGGTCATTGTGTTGCGATCTTCGATTTTCGAAGCCACGTCAGTTACAGGTAATTCTCTTATCGAGATGCCTGCGTATTCAAGTATTTTTAGCACCAATGTAGGTTCGTCACTAGCAGGAAGTTCAAAGTCTTGATAGTCGGGCTGTGTCGCATCAAACAATGGTTCTCCTGAAATAGTAGGAACATCTGCATAAGTCCATTTTGGATCTCTAGGGTATCTAACATAATGCGTTATTACTGATCCTGAAACTGTGATTGTTTCCGGATACAATCCAACTATTTGACTTATTGATTCGGATTCAGATAACGTATAAGCAGGATAAGAGGCTGTAGGAGATGTTAGGTTTGAATTATTCAATAGCGTTATCCGTGCCTGACTTACTTTTTCAACATTTCTCATATTAACCGTTGAAGAAATCAAATATGTATCCGCAAGGTCATTGAAAATATTTTTAGTTAGAATTAATTCAGTGGCAATCACTACGGCCACAACATAAGCAACCTCTCCTGTAACTGTGTTTGCAACTAAACTACCTTGGACAACTCCATCAGTGCCAAAAGTAGCCGCAGCATCAATCAGTCTTCCTGCCGTGACGGTAGTGACTGATCCTGACGAAAGTGCTGTTGGAAGATAGTTTATTTTTTGTATCGTGTAATAATTTTCTGGAAGTGTCATGAAGTGACTTTCCTCTCCAAATACTATTGGAAGTAATGCTGAAACAGTTGAGAATCTCTCAATGGCTTCTGCTATTGATTTGGCAATGTCGGCATCATCTGTTCCTGATCGTCTTGCGTTTTCCCTATTTATTTGGGCATTAAATTTTTGGAAGTAGTCTGTAAATATTTCTACTTGCGCTTGTTTTGCAAACAAATTGAAGTCCGACGGAGAAATGTATCCGTAGTTATTTTTATTGAGAACGGACAGAACCGCATTTCGAACTGAATTAATCATGTCTGTTTTTTAACAAATGTAATAAAAAAAAGAGTGGCAACTACCACTCTCCCTTTCTTATTCTTTTGACTTACTATTTTAGTAGGCTTATCAACATTTCAAGTACAGGCAATCCGTCGTCTGTTTTGAGATGCGCTCCAACATACTCTTCTAGTTTGACTCCCATTGGGATGTCGATAATTTTTGTTTTACTATCTGTGTTCCACCACAATTGCGTGTCATTTGCACGGGTCTTTAAAATTCCTTTTGAAATAGCCTTATTGACCGTGTCCATTACGTCAAGGTCAGGGTTTGCCCGCATTGCAAGAAATTCTTTTGGATTTTTTCGAGCGTAATTACGTACATCACGCATTACAACAACTTCATCTTCATTGTTCCCTGATCGTGCATCAACCAATACTCTTAATATTGCTCTAGCTTCCGAAATTGATAGTGTTTTAGCTTCTGCACTCGCTTCATCCATCATGTCTAAACGTGCCAATTCTTCTTGCGCATCAAGCGTTTTATTGCTTAGTTTCCATGTCTTTCCAAAGTCAGGGTGATACATTAGGAATTTTTGCAAGTTAGGATCTGTTTTTGGAGCCACAATCATTCCGTCCTCCATAACAATCGGCTCAATGATAGCATGTCCATCTTGCTCGTCCTCGAAAATACTTCTCTGATTTTTGGCATAACGAATGGCTCGGTTAATACCTTTTTCTTCATCCCACCATAAAAGCTGTCTAGCCTTTGTTGATCTTGATGGGATAATGAAGCTCAACGGAGATGTTTTTGATGTGAGGATAAATGTCATATCCTCTGGTTTTTCTATTTTTTTCATTTTATTGTATTTTAAAAAAGGAGTACAGCACTATGCCGTACTCCCGATTTGGTTTTTAAAAAAACTACCCTTTGAACAGCATGAAGTTATTTGCACCTAATGTACAAACACATCTTTCTGATAAAAAGCTCACCTTCATTGCGTCAAGGTCAGAAGTAGCAGCACCACCAGCACCACCAGTGATCCATGTTTTGTACTTTCTGTTTTCACGCTCTGATTGACGGTAACGAGTGTGTAGGAACGGACGTTTCATGTTTTCGCCCATTACTTGATCGTACACAGATGTAGTTCCACCCGGTACTAGCAATCCTGATACGATACCACTTGCAAGTCCGCCTCTCATGGTTGGGTCATTCAAGTACTTCCAAGATGATTTGTAGAAGTCGTAAGTTCTACGGAAACCTGTAAATCCAAGATTCAAAGCCATTTGCTCCGAGTTTTGGAACATACCGTATGAAGTACCGCCTGTACCATAACTGTTTTGTTCAGCTAACATGTCGTCAGTAGCCAAGCTAAAACACTATCAATTTCGGAAGCTAGAGCAATATTAAGAGTATTGCTTGATGCACGATCAGGGAACAATGAA